TGTTCAGCGGATTGGATAGTCACTATCGTCAAACCACAAGAACAATTAGTCAAACTTTACGAGGAGAAAATTAATGGAAGAAACGAAAGTAATCAAAGTCCTGTTGTTATCTAGTCAGGAAATAGTGGTCTCGGAAATAGAAGAAATTGCTGCAGAGTATGGAGATCCAAACTGTAAATTAACAAAACCTTACAAAATTGAAGGTGGTGCTTTACATAAGTGGATGCAAGACTATACTGAACAAAATGAGATAATGATTAGTTCTGATAAGATTGTAACTCTTGTTACTCCTAGTCCTATGATTTTTGAACAGTATTCTAAAGCGACTTCGTGAAATTTTATACCAACATTCAACTCATAGGTAATCAGTTTCTGATTCGTGGATATGAGAATGGAAAACATATTACACATCGAGAAGAGTGGAAACCAACTTTGTTTGTTCCATCCAAAAGAAAAACAAAATACAAAACTTTAGAAGGCGAATCTGTTGAACCAATTCAACCTGGCTTCGTAAGAGATTGTCGTGAGTTTTATAAGAAGTATGATGAGGTCGAGAACTTTAAGATATATGGCAATGACAGATACGTTTATCAATATATCTCAGAAAAATATCCAGAAGAACACATACAGTTTGATATCAAAAAGATTCGTCTTATAACGATTGACATTGAGGTTGCTGCAGAAAGTGGTTTCCCTGATGTAGAAAATGTTGCAGAAGAATTACTACTGATTAGTCTACAGGATTATGCAACAAAGAAAGTCACAACCTTTGGTTCAAGACCCTTTGACAACAAAGATCCAAATGTAAATTATATCTATTGTCAGAATGAAACTATTTTACTCACATCATTTCTGTCATATTGGAGAAAGAATCTACCAGAGGTGATCACTGGTTGGAACTCTCAGATGTATGACATACCATATCTTGCTGGTCGTATCAATCGTATTCTCGGTGAGAAGTCTATGAAAGACTTATCGCCTTGGGGTCTTGTATCTCAAGACGAAGTTTATATTAGTGGTCGTAGAAATATTACATATGATATTGGTGGTGTCACTCAACTTGATTATCTTGATCTATATAAAAGATTTACATATACAAACCAAGAGTCATATCGATTAGATTATATCGCTAACTATGAGTTGGGTGAGAAGAAACTTGATCACAATGAGTATGATACTTTCCGTGAGTTCTATACAAAAGATTGGGATAAGTTTGTTCGATATAATATTCGTGACGTTCAACTAGTTGATAAACTTGAAGACAAGTTGAAATTAATTGAACTTGCGATTACAATGGCGTTTGATGCCAAAGTAAACTTTATTGACATTCACTATCAAGTGAGAATGTGGGACACCATCATTTACAATTATCTTAAAAAACAGAACATTGTCATACCACCAAAGAAAAGAACCTCAAAATCACAAAAGTACGCAGGGGCGTATGTCAAGGAACCGAAGCCAGGAAAGTATGATTGGGTGGTTTCGTTTGACCTTAATAGTCTGTATCCTCATCTTATTATGCAATATAATATTTCCCCTGAGACGCTCAAGGATGACAAACACCCAACAGCTACAGTTGATCGAATACTTAAAGAAGAGATAGACTTTCAACTTTATAAGGATAGTGCTGTATGTGCCAATGGTGCAATGTATCGCACTGACATCCGTGGTTTCTTACCAGAGATTATGGAGAAGATATACACAGAAAGAACTGTGTATAAGAAAAAGATGCTTGCTGCAAAACAAAAGTATGAGGATACCAAAGATCCTAAACTTGTAAAAGATATTGCAACATTCAATAATATTCAGATGGCTCGTAAGATTCAACTGAACTCTGCTTATGGTGCAATTGGTAACGAATACTTTCGTTATTATAAACTTGAAAATGCAGAAGCGATTACTCTGTCTGGTCAGGTTTCAATCCGTTGGATTGAAGATCGGATGAATAATTATCTAAACAAAATACTCAAAACAAAGGATGAAGATTATGTTATTGCTGTTGATACCGATTCTATCTATTTGCATCTGGGCCCTCTGGTCGAGGTTATATACAAAGAACGAGAGAAGACTACTGAGGGTGTTGTTGGGTTCCTTAACAAGATCTGTGAGATGGAATTTGAAAAGTATATTTCGAGTTCTTATGAAGCGTTGGCCAACTACGTCAACGCTTACGAGCAGAAGATGTTCATGAAACGTGAGAACATTGCTGATCGTGGAATCTGGACTGCCAAGAAAAGATACATCTTGAATGTCTGGGATAGTGAAGGTGTTCGTTACGCAGAACCTAAACTCAAGATGATGGGTATTGAAGCAGTTAAGTCTTCAACGCCTGCACCTTGTAGAACCATGATTAAAGATGTTCTTAAATTAATCATGACAAAGACTGAAGATGATGTGATTGACTTCATCGAGAAGTGTAGAACAAACTTTAGATCATTACCACCAGAGGAGATATCATTTCCAAGAACAGTAAGTAATGTGAAAAAGTATAAGAGTGTGAATGCGATCTATGAAAAGGGAACACCGATTCATGCTCGTGGTGCTCTTCTCTTCAATCATTATGTAAAGAAGAATAAACTTACACAAAAATATTCTTTGATTAATAATGGTGAGAAGATTAAATTTTGTTATCTCAAGAGACCAAATCCAATTCAAGAGAATGTAATATCATTCATTCAACAATTTCCAGAGGAACTTAACCTTGACAAATACATAGATTATGATCTACAATTTGAGAAGTCGTTCCTTGAACCTCTCAAGATCATTCTTGACTCAATTGGATGGCAAGCTGAGAGAACTGTAAACCTAGAATCATTTTTTGTATAATGGACTTACCTATCGACAACGAAGAACTAAAAGAATTAATGGACGCATTGAATGAATCAAATCATCCAGATGCAATGAAAAGACAATTTCGTAATGAGTTACATCGAAAGTTGAGACTTACGAAATTCTTGATGGATGAGGGATATCCTCATAAAAAAGTTTTAAGAGAAGTATTTGACATCGTAGCATAGTATGGACTTTTTAAAAGAAATAGTAAAAGAGATAGGAGATGAATACACACAGATTGCGTCAGATATTGACGAAACTGAAAGATTCATTGACACAGGATCCTACATTTTTAATGGACTCATTAGTGGGTCTATTTTTGGCGGGGTTAGCAGCAATCGTATTACTGCCATTGCTGGTGAGTCGTCTACTGGTAAAACTTATTTCTCGCTTGCTGTTGTCAAAAACTTTTTGGACACTAACCCTGATGGGTATTGTCTCTATTTTGACACTGAAGCAGCCGTCAATAAAGGATTACTGGAGTCTCGTGGAATTGATACGACACGGTTGGTTGTTGTGAATGTCGTAACAATCGAAGAGTTTCGTAGTAAGGCACTGAAGGCCGTAGATATATACTTAAAGACAGATGAAGAGAATCGTAAACCTTGTATGTTTGTATTAGATTCTCTAGGCATGCTTTCCACAGAGAAAGAGATTAAAGATGCACTCGATGATAAACAAGTTCGTGACATGACCAAATCACAGCTTGTTAAAGGTGCATTTAGAATGCTCACACTTAAACTTGGTCAAGCAAATATCCCACTAATAGTTACAAATCACACCTATGATGTCATCGGTTCTTATTTCCCAACTAAAGAAATGGGAGGAGGCAGCGGTCTCAAGTATGCAGCATCTACAATCATCTATCTTAGCAGAAAAAAAGAGAAGGATGGTAAGGAAGTCGTTGGAAACATTATCAAAGCAAAGACTCATAAATCACGTTTAAGTAAGGAGAACAAAGAAGTTGAGATTAGACTTTATTACGACGAACGTGGACTCGATAGATATTATGGGTTATTGGAACTGGGTGAGAAGCATGGAGTCTTCAAACGTAAGGGGAATCGAATTGTTGTTGGTGAATCTTCCGTTTATCCTTCTGCTATTCTGGCCGATCCTGATAAGTATTTCACGGAAGAAGTAATGGAAAAACTAGAAGAAGCATCGAATGAAGAATTTAGTTACGGAGAGTGACTTCGTTGAAATCTATGATGACTTTCTTTCTGAGTCAACATGTTTACAACTGATAAGTTTAGTTGATGAAGAGAATGAAAGAATAGAGAGAAGTCATAAACCAAACTTCTATCAGAGAAACATAGGTAATCTGCCAGAATACACTGGTCTGTATAAAAAATTTTCTGAGATAGGTATGAAGTATCTTACTGACATAGGATACTACGATGACATACTACCTCAAAAATATGGATTTGAAGAGATGCGTGTTAAAAAATATGATGTCGGAGATTCATTTGACACTCATATTGATGTATCTGATTATGCGTCTGCAAGAAGATGGCTTGCCTTTCTTGTTTATCTCAATGATAATTTTACTGGAGGAGAAACAGAATTTGTTGATGGTAAAATGATTCATCCTAAAACTGGCACTGTTTTAGTTTTCCCAAGTCTATGGACATTTCCTCATGCTGGTCTACCAGTTAAATCAGGTGCAAAATATATTTTGACCACTTACTTTCATTATGTTTAAATGGATCGTATTGAAAAAGTTATCCTAAGAAATTTAGTTTACAACGAAGAATATCTCAGAAAAGTATTACCTTTTATTGAACCAGATTACTTCAATGACAGGAATGAGAGAGTTGTATTTGAACATATTACTAAATATGCTGCAGAGTACAATAGTTTGATAACAAAAGAAGTACTCCAGATTGAGATTGAAGACAGACGTGATATCACACAAGATGAAGTCAAGAATATATTTGGAACGATAAATGAACTGGAAGATATTGAATGTGATTTTGAATGGTTGAGTGACACAACAGAGAAATGGTGTCGAGACCGAGCAATCTATCTTGCTTTGATGGAGTCAATCAAAATAGCAGATGGACAAGATGATAAAAAAAATCGAGATGCAATACCAACAATACTATCAGATGCGTTATCTGTTTCTTTTAATCGCAATGTAGGCCACGATTACTTAGAGGACTATGAAGAACGATACGAACTCTACAACAAAAAAGAAAGTCGAATTCAATTCGACCTTGAATACTTTAATAAGATTACAAAAGGAGGTCT